TCGTCGAATATAACACCAGCTTTCAGTCTGGTCTTGATTCGACTGCACTGGATAAACCGCATCCGTTGGCTGTTGCAACAACCACTTCGACCGCCAGCTATTACGGCTGGTATCAGATCAGTGGTATTGCCCAGGTGGCCAAGCTCTCAACAACTTCATTTGCTGCTGATGCGTATTTCGCCGCATCTGCCGGTTTGGCGATTGCCGCTGCTACCGGTCTGCGTATTCACGGAGCCATCGTTGCTGTAGTAGCATCGGCGGTATCTGTTGCTGCGCCTGACCTCGTAACAGCGGTTATTCAGAGACCTCACGACGCAAGTGGTACTTAACCGATGGGGGGTCGAAAGACCCCCTTTCTTTCATGCTATAAACCAGACAGGCAAAAAATGGCAGCACCAAAATATGAAATAATTCAGACGGATTATCATAATCCACATGCAACAGATGATTTAAAGCTCAACATTGTTGTTGTAAGTAACACACCAGAAGAAAAGCTTACCGACAACATTAAAAAGAATTCAGAAAAATACCCGAACTGGCTCCAGTCAAAAGAAGCACATGACGGAATCGCGGTATTTATAGGTGGTGGTTATTCAATTAATAATCACATAGAAGATATTAAAAACCTAAAGGAAAAAGGCGCGACCATCATTACGATGAATGGTTCGGCAAAATGGGCAAGAGAACATAACATAACGCCTGACTGGCAGGTTATCGTTGATGCCAAGGAGGAATCCAAGACCTTCGTCGATGATTGTAAGCAATTTTACGCTTCTCAGTGTGATCCGTCCCTATTGGAAAGGGCCAATGATGTAACTTTGGTTCATTACGGGCTTGAGTCTATTGAGGACTTTCTTCCAGAGGAAAGGGTTAAAGAAGGGGGTTATGTCCTTTTAGGATGTGGAACAACGGTGGGTAATGCAGCCCTTTCAGTGGCTTTTGTCAGTGGTTACAGGGAAATGCACCTGTTTGGATATGACAGTTCATATTCAGAAGATCGCTCACACGGGTACGATCAACCAATGAATCAGTTCATGCCGACCACCGACATTACATGGGCTGGAAAAACCTATAAAACATCGGTAGCGATGAAGGGGCAGGCAGAAAAGTTCCCAATCAATGCTCTAGCGCTCAAAAATGCGGGATGCACATTAAAAGTATATGGAGAGGGATTGTTACAAACCATTTACAATACCGATTACGCAGACATGAGCGAGCGAGAGAAATATCAGCTCATGTGGAGTATGCCAGCATACAGGACTGTTGCACCCGGTGAGCATGTTGTAGACAAATTCATGGAAATTGCCAAGCCAGAAGGGGTTGTGGTGGATTTTGGCTGCGGTACAGGCAGGGCTGGCACGAAGATAGCCGAAACTCATGATGTGATATTGGTGGATTTCACTGATAACTGCAGGGATCAGGAAGCGCTTTGTTTGCCGTTTATACGGGCAGATTTAACCGACAAAATACCGGTAAATGGTGATTATGGTTTCTGTACGGACGTAATGGAACATATTCCCACGGAAGACGTAAAGTACGTCATTACGAACATCATGGGTTCGACGCCAAAAGCGTTCTTTCAGATTAGCACGGTAGATGACCAGTTCGGCAAGCTTATTGGCGAACCATTGCATCACACTGTAAGGCCGCACAACTGGTGGATTGAAGAATTCAAAACAAGGGGCTACTCGGTAGAGTGGGAAGAAGACCTTGGAAACGCATCATTATTTTATATAACCAATCCTGACAGGAGAAAAGTATGAGTGTAAACGATTTAGCAAACCGAGAAGAAAGACCACCCTATGTACAGTTTGAAACCCGCGCCGTAGAAAACAAGCGGGAGTCTTTAGCTCAAGGGATGTATGTTGCCGAAGATATTGATTATGCGCTCATTACCCCGGCATATTCAAAAGACCGTGTTGAAAAGACGGTGACTGCATTTTTTGAGCACCAGGAAAGAAACATCCGGTCTGGAAGGGGCAACCCCAAGTGGCTGCAATACTGGAAAGACTCTTACAAAGCCTATAAAGAGGGCAACGAAATCCCCGAAAACGGTACGCCGATCAGGGATTGGGGTTCAATTTCACCGGCACAAAGACAGATGATTCTTAGTGCTGGAATCAGAACGATAGAAGATCTTGCTATGTGTAATGATGAAGGTCTGAAGCGGCTGGGCATGGGTGGTCGTGATCTTGTGCAAAAGGCTAAATCATGGCTCAAATCGGTAACAGATTATGGGCAGATTTCCATGCAAAACGCCCAGCTTCTGAAAGAGAACGAGCAGTACAAGCTTACCGTAAGTTCCCTGGAGGAAAAGGTCAACGAACTCGCAAAAATGGTTGAGAGTAAACACAATACCGAGCCAGTTGAGGTTCCACGTGAAACAATATCAGTTTCCGATATATTGGACGAACCATCGCTCGAAGACCAGTATCAGGCCAAGTTCGGCAAAAAGCCGCACTGGAAGATGAAAGAAGAAACTATCCGAGCTAAATTAGAGGAATAAACATGAGCTTATTAACGGTAGTGCAGAGATTTGCAGCAGAGGTTAATGTTGATTCAAGTGTAACTGCCGTTATGAGTTCGACTGATCCTCAGATCATTCAGATAAAAAACCTGCTCCAGACAGAAGGTCGTGATCTTGCGGGTCGTGGTGATTGGGAGTCGCTGGTAAACGAGGCAACCCATACAACACTGGCGCAAGAAGATCAGGGCGCGATTACGGACATAGCAACGAATGGATTCAGATATGTTAAAAATGACACATTCTGGGACAGGGATTTAAGGCTTCCGGTATATATTATCGACCCGACTGACTGGCAGCAGGTGAAGGCCATCGCGGTGACTGGACCAAGATATCAGGCCAGAATCAGGGGCGGGAAATTACTTGCTAATCCGACGCCCGTTGCTGGAAATACATGGGCATTCGAATATGTAACGTGGAACTGGTTGACTGATTCTGCGGGGGCCAATCCTAAACAGTACTTCACCAACGATTCTGATTTGATGCTGTTGCCGGAGTTTCTTTTAGAGGCTGGGTTGCAGTGGCGGTGGAAGAAACAAAAAGGCATGGAGTATGCTGAAGATTTCAGGACTTATGAGATTCTTGTGGCAAATGAGCTTTCAAGAAACGGCCTGAAGCGCCCTGTTAACTTAAGTCAGTCTTCTGCTACCCCTGAACCTAAAATATATACTCCTGAAGGTAACTGGAATCTGTAATGTTTCGTCAGGCAATTCGTACAAAAGGTGCAAAAAGGCAGGTTTCTACCACGGTATCTGTTCCGGCACCCGTTGGTGGATGGAATACGCGGGATTCACTGGCAGCAATGCCACCAGAAGACGCAACCATGCTGGAGAACTTTTTCCCAACGACAAAGGATGTTGAAATAAGGGGCGGGCAATCAGATTATGCTCATACAATTACGGGTGTCGTAGAAACACTGGCGACATATACCGGACTCGACGGAACAGAGCAGTTTTTCGCCGTTACGGATACGGATTGTTACAATATTACTTCATCTGGCGCTGGTACTGCAGAGAGCTGGACTGACCAGGATGATGGTAAGTATCAGTGGTTGAACATGGGTGATGGTACAAATGAGTGGTTACTCATGTTCAATGGTGTTGATTACCCGAAATATTATGATGGTACAAGCTGGGTAGAGGTTCAGGACACTGGTACAACAACACCGGGTATTGATGGCGTAACTACAACTACCCTTATAAGCGCCTGTACTTATCACGGCAGATTATTTCTTATTGAAAAAGACAAGCTCAAATTCTGGTATCTTCCGGCGGGCTTTGTTGGTGGTACGGCAACCGCTTTTGATCTCTCGCCGTTTGCATCGCTGGGTGGCTATATCATGTGGGCGGCAACATGGACATTCGATGCCGGAGATGGAATGGACGACATGATTGTTTTCATGACATCGGAAGGTCAGGCAATAATCTATACCGGAACCGACCCATCATCATCTTCTTTGTGGTCGAGAGTTGGGACCTATTATTTGGGCAAACCGCTTGGAAGGCGGTCATATATCCAGTTTGGAGGTGATCTTCTTGCAATCACTCAGGAAGGTATTTTCCCGATGTCGGAGGGTATTCGCCAGGCCACTATAAATGATCGCGTTGCCATAAGCGACAAGATTAAGCGAAGCTTCAATGATTCTGCGAGAACATTCGGTGATAATTTTGGGTGGCAGGCGCAAGCCTATCCGGAGAAGAATGCAATATTATTC